GTTAGGTATGGAATTGAAAGTGTATTCAAGCGCAGGAACAATAATCCAATATTTAGAACTTGAAGACCTTGAAAGGTTTTTAGATTCTTATGTTCGTGATTGGTTAGGAGTAGGGGGATTTACCTATGAATGAACTAAAAGAAGATAAGTATTTAATAAAGACCAATAGTTATATGATTGACTTGTCTAAAGTAGATTTTATTACTTGGAAAGAAAATGACAAGAAAGAAAATACCTATTGGGCTAAGTTCCATATTGGAACTAAAGAAGCAAGATATGTTTGTAATAATATTGAAGATTTAAAAACAGTATTGGAAACATGGTCTAAACTTAATGGAAAGAAAATAAATATAGAAGATGAAGATATAATAGAGGAATGGTGATATAATGAGTTTAACAAGTAAGAATAAACAACCGGCAGTAGCGAATGAAATGATAGAGAACCAAAGAGTTGTCGCATTTCAGGATAAATTAAAGAAACAAACAGAAGGTAGATTAGCAAGAAGTAATCGTTTAGTTTGTGGTATTTGGGGAGAACCCAAAACAGTCAAAAGTGGATTAGCCCTTGATTTCCCTAATAAACAAATTTATGTTTTAGATTGGGATAATGGTTGCGAACCTACATGGAGACAAAACCATGAGATGACTGAAAGAATTACTTTGTGGAATCCCGAAGTAAGAAATGAAAATGGCGAATTAGATATTCAAAAGTCGGAAGCAAATTCCGAAGATTTTGTTTTATTCGTTAAGTCTAAAATAGCAGAAGGAGAAGATGTTTTGTTTGTATTTGATGGAGTAGATAAGTGGCTTGACTGTTGCACATTAAATGTGACCGGAAGTTCTAAAATCGGCAAACCACAAAAGATGAAGTTTGAATGGGGCAAAAGAAATGCACCATTTTATTCTCTATTGATGATGTGTAAGAATTTAGATTGCGACCAAATCTACATTACTCATGCTAAAGCAGATTATGGAGCAACAGGAGAAGTAATTGGTTCTAAACCTAATTGGCACAATTGGGGAGATTATATGTTCCAAATTATTTCAACAAGAAGAACTCGCAAGAAAAACGATGTAGTGTATAAGGCTGAATTACTAAGTAGTAAAACCAATACTGCACTTGTCGGTAAAACTTGGGAATCATTAACTGTCGGAACAGGTAAAGTTTCTTGGACAGGTATTCCCGAATTGCGAGAGGGATTGATTTGAAATTTACAATAGAAACAAATGAACTAAAGAACGGATTAGAGAGTGTCCAAGTTAAAGGAAAGGGAACAACTAATAATGGATTTGGTAATACCAATCTTGGAACATACGCTCTTTTAGAAGTTAAAGATAATAATTTGAGTATTTGGAATGGAAACCAAACTTTCTTTGTATCACTAACTATTCCATTAGAAGGTGAATCCGAAGAAGGCATTTGCTGTCTTGATAGCGCAAATGTTCTTCCTTATTTGAAATCATTTTCTAATGAGATAACATTTTCAGTTGGTGATTTTATTACCATTACAAGTGGTGATTCAAAGAAGGCTTCAATACCTTTAGTTGTCAATCACCCTCAAATTCAACCATTAACAAGAATTAAGGGAATGCTAAGTCATGTTAGATATGAAGTAAATCCGAATAGACTATGGACTTTCGGCAAAGGACAATTTGAAACTGCATTTACTATTACACACGCACAATTACAGAATGCACTTAAAGCATGTGAATTGGTTAAGAGTGGCATATACAAGTTAGATAAGAATGAAACAATAACACTTTCAACAAGACAAAGCATTACTAACAAGTATGAAGAAACGCTAACTCCGTTGTTTATTACTAATCCAAATGAAGGGGCAACTATTGAATTTAGTAGCCCTCTTTATGCTTTCTTTGAGAAAGACCAAATGTTAAACATATACATGAAAGATGAATTTCCGCTTTTGATAGTGGCTAATGATAGAATACTATTGAAAGCACCACATATAGGTGCGTGAATATTAATGATAATAAGTAAGATGAATGATGGTAAAAGAATCTATAAATCTTGGAGAGAGAACGGTGAAAAGAAGTTTGAAATGGTGGAAGTTAAACCTTATTTTTATGTTAAAGAAGATGAGAAAGAACCTTCCAAGTATAAGGCATCAAAGTATATTGATAGAGACTTTGAGTATATTCGTGGTGATTGGGTTAATATTGATAATGAGCCGTTAAAGAAAGTTGTAGTTGATACTTCTTTTGATATTAGAAAGGCTAAAGATATGTTCAAGAAAACCTATGAGGCTGATGTGCCTTTTCACTTTAGATATGCAGTTGATGAAGTAAAAGAAATGCCGGAGTATAAAATGCGTAAATGGTATTGGGATATGGAATGGCAACAAGGCGGAGAATATCACGATTGTATTACTACTATTGTAGTGTATGATAATTATGAAGAGAAGTATCATCAATGGGTATGGTTTCCTGAAAAGGCAATGCGTAAAATTATGCACACTTATCCTCTTGGGAATGCTAAAATATTCACTAATGAAAAAGACATGCTTGAAAACTTTATGACAACAATGGTTGTAAAAGACCCCGATATGTTAATTGCATGGTTCGGTCATTTTGCAGATATACCTAAGTTATTAGAAAGAACCTGCGCTCTTGGTCTTAATCCACAAATAATGTCGCCAACAGGACACATTAAAGGTATAAAGAAAAAGAAAGATAGTTTTTCCTTTGCATATGGTGAAAAGGGTTTTAGCCCTATTGAACAACCTATTAATGGAAGAATTACTTTATCTTTAGATTTAGCATTTGAAAGACAATGGAATGATTCACAAAGAGGAACATTACCTTCTTTGTCTCTTGATTATATTGGTGAAACAGTTCTAAACAAGAAGAAACTTGTCTCGGAGAAGTTTCCCGATACAAATGAATTTTATCGCAGGGCTTGGTTAGAAGATACTCAAACTTATCTTGACTATGCTATACAAGATGTAAAGTTGATAGTCGAGATAGATGAATCAAACTATTGTAGTGAAGCAATATTATCACTACAAAGATTACTAAAAGCACCATTTGATGCTTGTTTCTACGCTTCTCACATGGGTTCTATTTACTTTATGAGAAATGCTTGGTGGAAATGCAAGACAGGAAGTAAAGTAGAGAAAAGAGAAACTTATGAAGGGGCTATGATATATGACCCTTTAAGTGAACAAACTCAAGGATTACATCTTAATGTTGCGGCTTTTGATTTTGCAGGTCTATATCCTTCAATGATGATAGCAAGAAATATATCTTGGGAAACCATTAGTGAAGAACCAACAGAATTTGCAGTTAATATTCTAACACCAAGAGATTTTAGCCCCGTTGAAAAGAAACATATGTTGTATTTTAAAACAGATGAATTAGGACTATTACCAAGAGCAGTATTAGAATTAAAAGAGTTAAGAAATGACTATAAGAAAAGAATGAAAGCCTCTAATGATAGTGGCGAGTATCAAAAATGGCATAATAATCAAATGGCAGTAAAGCGTTTAATGGCTTCATTTTACGGAATTATTGCCTTTCAAGGATTTGGTTGGGCTAATGTTAATTTAGCGGCTTCTATAACGGCAAGTGCAAGAGAGGCTATTAGATTAGCCGCATTTAAGGCGAAGGAGATGGAAATATGAGTGGTATAACTTTAAGGACTTATATTTTAATTAAGGACTTATTACCCATGAGTGAAGCATTAAGTTTTACAGAAAAAGAAGCCCTCGTTCTTTTAAAATATAAAGAAGTTAGAGAAGGGCATTCCCATATTTTAGAGAAAGAAATAAAACAATCTCCTATTCATTCAAGAAATTGGGTGGTTTGGAAATGCCCTGTTCAATTAGAAGATAATAAGTTAAAACCTGCTGGTAGAACACCAAAAGAAGGTTGCGGTCAATATAATATTATGTCCACTAAGCATGGTGAACATAAATTAAAAAATGGTATTTTTCAATCATCGCCTTGTGAAAAGTGCGGTAAAAGAACTCGGCAAAATGGTTTGTTTAAGTTTTTTAGTTCTCAAATCCAAGCACTAAAATACGCACAAAATAAAAATAAGGAGTTAGAAGTATGAAATGTAAAACACCACTAAGATGTAGGCCGGAATTTGAAGGCAAATACCATTGTAAAAGATGTGCCGAAGAAGCAAGAATTGAGGCTGAAAAGTTCTTGGATTTAATAGATAAGAGATGATAATATGAACACACACATTAAAAGATGGATAGATGAATTAGTTTTATCCCTTGATATTGGCGAAGAATTTTTCGCTATGTCAATAAAAGAAAAACTAATTGAAACAAGAGGAACAACATTTGTTTGTGATAATGCCGCTATTGGTTGGTATTTGAATAGACAAAAATATGTTGAGCCTATTAAAACATCTAAAGGAAGAAAGATTTACAGGAGGATTAAACATGAGAACTAAAATTGTAAGTGTAAAGGTATCGTATGATACCGAAGAAACATGGGATATTACTTTAAAAGAAGTAAAGGAGATATTTCAAATGATGAATAATTTAAAGCGTAATGCGGTCATTATTGATATTGAGCAAGGAGCGAATAAAAATGATGATGGA